ATGCCAGCATGGTCTGACTTTTTTCGGTTGTTTACCTATTCATCAGAATCTGATCCTCTAGCCAGACGTAAAGATCCAAGGCAGTTCACATCTGCCGGTATCAGTCAGCCAGAAGCTCTAGGCGCTGATATCAATAACGGTCAAGTAAGCGGTGGCATGTCAAGCTACCGCCAAACAAATGACATGATCGATACGACAACACTGTCAAATCGTGCCATGCGCTACAAAGAATACGAAAGATTAAGGAATGTGCCAGAAATTGAAATGGCAATGACAGTATATGCAGATGAATCTTGCGTTGCAGGCGATACAAAAATTGCCACACCATTCGGATTCATCCCAATTAAAGAACTAGCAGAAAAGAAAAAAGACGAAAGATTTCTTGTCTATTGCTACGACTTTGACACAAAAGATTATACCTTAGGATGGGCTTTTGACCCAAGAGTAGTCAAAAAGGCTCCAACAATCAAAATAACACTCGATAACGGCACATCCTATACAGCAACAGATGACCACCGTGTTCTCCTAAAAACTGGACAATGGACTGAAACAGGAAAACTAAAATTTGGCGACGAACTAATGCCATTTTACCGTGTCACAGCACATTCACATTTCACCAAAATTAAACACTCACAATACCCAAGAATAATGAGCTTCAACAAAGGTTGGGTTCACGAAAAACAATTTATCGAAGATTGGAAAACAGGCAAAACAAGCCGTGATTATCAAATAGTCAACCGTGCATGCCGCATGATAGCAGGAGGACTAACAACAAGACAAATAGCCAAAAAAGTCGAACTAGATTGGCATACAATCGAAGATAGAATGCACAAAGAAGGACTTTCTTACAAAGAAGTTAAAAGACTAAACGGACTAGGCGACACAAGAAGAGTAGTAGGAGTTGCACCCGGACCAGAACAAGAAGTATATGATATATCAGTAGAAAAACATAAATGCTTCGCCACAGATTCAGTTATTCTACACAATTGCCAAAGAGACGAAAATGGCAATATATTCAAAATTACATCTGAAAACCAAGACGTTAAAGATGAAATTGAATTTCTCTTCATAAACCGCAAAATGCTCAATATGAACCGCCATGGCTGGACTTGGTTCAAAAATCTTTGCATCATGGGTGATCACTTCGTCGAAATTGTCATCAACCCAGAAAATCCCAAAGAAGGAATCTATCGCTGCCTTTCACTACCACCAGAAACAATGTATCGAATCGAAACTGTAAAAGGAAGAGTAATAGAATTCCAACAAAGCAAAGAAGGACCCGATTACCAAGCAATCGTAAGAGGATCTCCTACAGAACTCACTGATACAGAATTAGGACAAACAACTGCAATCAGATTCGCACCAAGTCAAATTATTCACTTCAGAATAGGTGACGACAGAAGAACATTTTTTCCATACGGACAAAGCTTAGTAGAACCAGCAAGAGCACCAGCACATAGCCTCAGATTGCTAGAAGATGCTATGGTCGTTTACAGACTAACTCGTGCCCCGGAGAGGCGTGTTTTCTACATAGATGTAGGCCAATTGCCTCCATTCAAAGCTGAATCATTCATTGATAGACTTAAGGATCAATTCCGTAAGAGAAAAATTGCAAATAACAGTGGAAATGGTGGAGCAAATCAAGTTGATGAAAGATGGATGCCACCCGCTCAAGATGAAGATTATTGGCTCCCTATTCGTCCAAATAGCGGGACAAGAATCGATACATTGCCCGGAGCAGAAAATCTTGGCGAAATTGATGATGCAGTTTATTTCAGAAATAAATTACTCACTGCCCTTAATTTTCCTAAAAATTATTTCAACAACGAAGACGCTGGAGCAACAAGAATAACACTCAGTAGCCAAGATGTAAAATTCGCCAGAATGATTGAAAGACTTCAAAGCCACTTTGAAGACGGACTACTTGAACTAGCAGAAAGACATCTTAGTCTCAGAGGATTTCCAGAAGACAGTTATCGTGATCTAAGAATCAAAATGACTCCTCCAAGTGACTGGCGTGAACTGTCCAGAGCAGAAGTCGTTAACGCCCGTTATGGCAATGCAGGAACATTAAAAAGCAGCCAATTAATGGCAGATTATGATATTATGACAAAAATTCTTAAATATCAAAACGATGACGTAGAAGAAATGCTCGCAAGATTAAAAATCCAAAAACTCGAAGACCTCAAACTCCAAGTTCTTGCACAAAATCCACAACTTCTTGGAGTTGGAATTCCCGGCCAAGACGAAGAAGGACAAGGTCAACCAGAAATCGGAGCATCTCCAGAAGGACCAAGCCCACAACCACAACCAGAAGGTGCTCCACCTGAAGGCGCTCCTCCTGAAGGAATGCCGCCTGAAGGATCTCCTCCTTCGCCAGAAGCTTCTGAGAAATCAGGAGCAGAACCATCTAATATAGCTGAACCTTCTGAAGAAGAAATCAAGAAATATGATCTTGAACTTCAGAACTATGAATCAGAAGCAGACGCCGAAGATATTGACTATAGCGTGAGTGATTTATGATAAAAGTAGGACTTGCTCAACTACCCACAATTACATTCAAAAACCGGCATTTGGTTGAACAATCAACCAATGCCGGTTGCATGCACTGTGGAAAAATATACAAAATTCAAGAAATAAAAAATTATACTGATAACCAAAAAACTTGTATTTGTCCACATTGTAACATAGACGCAGTCATAGGTGATAACTGCGGATTTGAAGTTACAGAAAAATCACTAACAGATGCACACAAATATTGGTATACAAAAAAATAATTATTTATTTTTAATCCTTAGTTGCTGAATACCCATCTGCTGCATTAGGATACAATTCTTCATCGTTTTTAGGCTTGCGTCCGTCTTGATCTCCCAATCCTTTTTCATTCATTCCGCCATGATGTTTTCTACCAATATTTTGGAACGAATCAAGCTTGTAATCAGTTAAAATGTTCTTGATTTCAGGCTCTGTTCTATATTGATTCAAAAAAGCAACAATAGCTTGAGGCTTAATCTCCATAATTTTTTTAATGCCCTTTTTTACCGCTTCTAAAGCAGAAGCAGAACTATTATCCATTTCATCGTTTTTATCATAAACTGGTTCATGATCGTAGGAGGCAATCTCCTTGAAATGAATATATTGCTGAAATGTTTTCATTATTTTGCCCATTTTTGTAGATTACTGCATACTTATATATTGAGTGGAAACAAAAACATTTTGTGCGGTGCGAAATTTAAGTATGAGGTATAAATACTGTCATTAGCAAGCAATGAACCGCAAGAACTGTCAGAAACCTTATCATAGAGGGAGTCAATTAGTTATGAAGAGAAAACTTGTATCCTATGATGTCTTCAAAGAACTTGAAGCAAGATCATTAACTCAAATTCAGAAAGAACTCACCGAAGCAGAAGATGTGCTTGCTGCCACACTAGGCGTGGATGGTCTTGAACTTTTCACTTTCAGTGAATCAGATGTCACTTATAAAACTGCCGATGGTAACTTTATTCATGCCACCTATAGCGTCACCGATAATCAGGTGATCCTTGAAGGAATTCAGGCGCTAATCATCGAAGAAGAAAGCGAGCGCCTCAGCGCACGTCAAACAATCAGCAATATGATTGATAGCCTTCTTGAAAATGACAATAACTCAGCAAGTCAACTTTTTGAGTCTTATATGTCAATGCCATTCGTCAGACGTGAACTTTCAGTCAACGAAGCAGTAAAAATCGCAATTGCAAAATCACCTCTCAAGGGACGCAAGCAAAGCCCAGCAACTGTTGCAAAACGAACCCGTGCTCGTAACCTTGCTCTTGCAAGAATGACTCCTGCTGAACGCAAAAAGCTTGGTCGTCATAGCAAAGCAAAAGCTGCGTTTTACACAAAGGCCATTAAGCCCAAAACAATGAAAGAATGGGCTTCAATGTGCGAGAATGTCCTCGGATATCTCAACTACCTCGATAACGGCAGCGTTATCACTGAAACAGCAGTAAAATCAGATGATAATGGTAACGTAAGCGCAGTCGCAATGCCAACAACCAAAGCACGCAAAAATGGCAAAACATTAACCATGGATTTCAAGACCATGGACACTGAACTCAAGGTTCTTCGTGGCACAATGAAAAATATTGCAGAAGACCAGACATTCATTAAGGCAATGGCTGACCTAAAGCGTTATAATAACATCAGCGATAACAATGCTCTTGAAGAAACACTCGAAGCAATCGTATCTCATTGGCCAGATCTTCTATTCGTAGCAGAAGGCGAACTTGCAACTGAGATCAATAACGCTCTCAGCATCGCCGGAGTAAGCAATTTTGATGATGAAACCTGCTCATTCATGGCAGAAGCAATCCTCAGAACAGCACACAATGCATACACAGATAAAGTTCGTAAAATTACTTATCTCGCAGGCGTAGACAAAGATGTAACATCGGAATGCAGAAACTGCGAAGATTCATATCGTGAATTCTCACAGATTTCTCAGCACCTTTTCAGTCAGCTTGATGAAAGCCTGAATAACGAAGTTCGTATCTTTGGCGATCTTTATAACGCACTTCACGAAGTATATCGTATCGCCACAGAAGGTGGAGACGAAACAACAAGAATCGAAGTTGCTGACTTCATGCGTGAATGCCATGCGATTCTTAATAACGCTGCACTTCCTGATATGGAACTAGCAGAATCAATTGCCAACTACCTCGCAGACCTCCTTGAAACAAGCGAAGATCATGCTGAATCAGGATGGAGTCACGAAGTTGAAATTGATGCACTTGGCGACCACAGCATGACCAAGTGGAACGCAAGACAGTCTAATGTTGCTTCAAATAGCACAGGTAAATGGAGAGACGCCGCTCCTGTTAGCGATGGTAAAGACTATCACGGTAACTCAAATGAAATGGGCCACAATGCCTTAGGAAACTACGGAAAAGATACTTGGCCAAATGTCCAAAATCCATTCACGCCAAAATCAACATTTGCAAAAATGAAAGAAAAGTCAGTAATTGATGACGAAGGTCTTGGTTACACCTCATCAGGTGACACTTGGCCTAATCTTAAAAACAACATGGCACCGAAGCCTATTATGCCAAAAAGAGTTGTATAACCAGAAAGGAGTTCGATGGAAAGTCAATTTTTATTAGTTGATTGCTGCAACAACAGTAGTTTCCAAATGAACCTGAACGAGTCAGTCACCGATAGGGGACTGACAAAGTTCAGAGGGAAATTTCAAGAAGCAGAAGCAATCAACAAAAACAAAAGAATTTATCCTCACGCTGTGCTTGACGAAAATGTCAAGAAACTGCTCCCTATCATCCAAAACCGTGGCCTGATCGGTGAACTCGATCACCCAACTGATTCAATCATTCACTTTGAAAAATGTTCCCACATCGTTACTAAACTGTGGTGGGAAGGGAATAACATGATGGGAGAAGGAGAAATCCTCAATACCCCTCATGGCAAAATCCTGAAAGCATTGTTAAACGATGGAGTTCGTGTCGGCATTAGCAGCCGAGGCGTTGGAAATGGAAGAAGCGACGAGAATGGAATCCTTGTGATTGGCGAAAGCTACAAACTCATTACATTTGATGCAGTAGCAGATCCAAGCACACACTCAGCATTTCAGGAGAAAGTGCCGAGTGGTAAGAAAGAAAGTTATATCCCAAGCACTAATAATGTAGAATTTTCTAAAAATGTAGCGAAAAACGAAAGTAGCCGCATACATAATGTCAGAAAAGATGCACTCTTGGCTTGCTTAGGCGGCATAATTGATCAGAAAACAAGAAACATTACAGCGAGGTTAGGCTAATATGGACAAGATCGTAGAAGCATTGAAAAATCTCCTTCCGGAGAATGAAGTTAATGAAGTAGCTAACGCCGTTAGCGAACTCCTTGAGCAGGCAAAAGAAAATCTCGAATCTGAATTCAATCAGAAACTCGAAGAAGCCTACTCTGAACTCACCAGTGAACTTGCAGAAGCAGAAAAGATCGCTGAACATGGCTACGAAGAAGCCTATGCAATCATCGGCGACCTGCGTAGCCGACTAGAAGTTCAAGGTCAGGAATATAAGGACGCTCTCGAAGAAGGCTACGAAGAAGCCTACCAAATGCTGAAGTCTGAGCGTGCAAAGAATGAAAATATCGAAGTTGAAATGTACGAAGAATATGATCGCAAACTCTCTGAAATGAAGGAATACATCGTCGATAAAGTCGATCAGTTCCTCCAAATCAAAGGAAGCGATATCTACGAACAGGCTCGTCGTGACGTTATGTCAGACCCACGCCTTTCAGAACATAAGGTTGCACTCGACAAGATCGTCAACATTGCTTCTAACTACATCAGCAATGACGATTTCTCAGAAATCAACGCTGAGAAAGTCGAAGAATCAATCAGGAAAGTCGAGGAACTCAAGGGACAAATGCGTATCCTTGAAGCCCGTAATATTCGCATCAGCACAGAAAATACAAAGCTGAACGAAGCAGTTCGACAAGCACAGGACCTAATCACGGAAAGCCGAAGAGTCGTAACCCGTGAAAAGAAGTCCAATGTTCTTAGCGAACAGAAAGAAAGATCCGAAAGAGCACGAAATGTAATGGGGAGAGGAAATAACGCCAGCGATAATGTTGTCATTGCGGAACATAACAACAACTCTGGTAATTCTGACATGGATCAACTTTTGGTCCTGTCGGGTCTGAAACAAACTAAGTAAACTCCTTTTAGCTATAGAGAATAGGAAACAATATGAACGCTAATTCTAGATTTTTGAACGAGGCTAGGGAGCTAGAAACTCGTTGGAAGCAGACCGGACTCCTCGAAGGCATTCAGGATCGACACGTCCGTTCAGCTACCGCAGTTCTGCTCGAAAACCAGAGACTCATGAATGAAGTCTCAACCGATACTGGTGATGTCGCACAGTTCAAGAGGATCTCAATTCCTCTCGTTCGTCGTATCTATCCACAGCTTATCGCTAACAAAATCGTATCAGTACAGCCATTGCTCGGCCCAACCGGCTTGGTTTACTACCTCCGCTTCCGCTATTCCAGCAACAAGGGCGCTACCCGTGGTGCTAGCAATATCGGCGGTTTCCCCGGTGATGATGCAAACTCACTGATGCAGAGAGCCGATGGTACTGCAAACCTCGACATCTTCTACACCAGCCAGTTCATCCAGAACGAAACAAGCTCAACTGACGCTGGAGCAGGCACACAAAGCGTTTTCGCTCCTCTTGAACACACACCAGTTCTCGCAGGCACAATGACCGGCACAATCTATGATGGCGCAACCGCTATCCAGACATTCACCGTATCAGCTGGCGGAACATTCACCTTCTCAGATATCGGCTCACCTTCACCAAAGGTAACAAGCGGTACTCTTGGAACCACAACTGGCGAACTAGTCCTTAACTGGAACGGCGCTCCCGGTAGCAATAACGTAGTTGTCTCCTATGAGTACAACATGGAATGTAACCAAGATCTCCCTGAAATCAATCTCGTAATTGAATCAGAAGAAATCGCTGCTAAGACCCGTAAGCTCAAGGCTGTATGGTCCTATGAAGCACAGCAAGATCTCCGCTCACAGCACAATCTTGACGCTGAAGCTGAGTTGACCGCTGTTCTCGCTCAGGAAATCAACCTCGAAATCGACCGTGAAGTCCTCACCGACCTTCGTAACAACGCAGGTACTGTCTCAGCTTGGGACTTCAACACCGCACTCGGCGAAACCATCAAGGAAAAGTACGAATCCCTTTACGTTAAGGTCGTAGAAATTTCCAACGTCATCCATCGTAAGACTCTTCGTGGTGGCGCTAACTGGATCGTAACAAGCCCAGAAGTTGCTTCAATCTTTGAAACAGCTACAGCTGGTTTCGCTCCTGCTCCTTCCGAAACCTTCACCTCAAGCCTTGGCATCCAGTATGTCGGCACAGTGAACAATCGCTGGAGACTCTACAAAGATCCTCTCTTCCCAAGCAACCAGTTGCTAATGGGTTATAAGGGCGATAGTTACATGGACAGCGGTTACTTCTACTGCCCATACGTTCCTCTCACCCAGACACCAGTTGTTCTCGATCCTGAGAGCTTCTGCCCACGCAAGGGAATTCTCACACGCTATGGCAAAAAGTTGCTTCGTGAGGGGGCAAAATTTTACGCACGCCTCAGTATTGCTAATTTCGTCATCTGATTTTCATGCAAGATTTACTATCGCAAAACCAAGAAAACCCCGGAAAAACCGGGGTTTTCCCTTTTTACAAGCATCTAAATATTTTCTCAAAATTGCTGAAAAAATCCTTGATTTCTAAAATTTGCTTACTATAATACCTTTGTGGGGCAATAAGAAAAAGAGGTGTTAAATGGAACCAAACATCATCGTGATGAGTGAGTTAAATCAGAACAAGCATTGGGCTAAGGAAGTCCTTGAAGTTGCCCGTAAAATAAATCCTAATTCATTCCTTTTCTATAAACATGAATTCATAAAAAAAGAACAACAGATCAAATCACATGTTAATTCATATACAAGCAACAACATGAGATCGGTTTTTGCAAGAAAATGCAAAGTAACAGCAATTGAAACTGATGTGATGAGAAAATTCTGTAATAAATATCACATTCAAGGAGCAAACACCCTTGCGATTATTGCATTTGGAATATTTGAAGGAGATGAGCTTCTAGGAGTTCTTTCTTTGGGCAGACATCATCGTAACAATGAAGATGTTTTGCTTGATAGGATGTGTTTTAAGAATAGTGTAAGGGTAGTTGGTGGAGCCAGTAAATTATTTAATGCTGCTTTAGTTTGGGCAAAAGCTCAAGGAATCGATAAGATAATCAGCTTTAGTGATAATCGTTACAGTCTTGGAACTGTTTATGATAAACTCGGCTTTACTTTAGAAAGTGAATTAGTTCCTGATTACTTTTATGTTGAGCGTGAAAACATTGAAAAAGCTTACAGCAAACAAAGTCAAAAAAAGCAAAATGTTGACTGTCCAGAAGGACTGACAGAAAGGGAATGGGCAGAAGAAAGAGGTTTGGTTCAGGTTTATGACGCTGGAAAAAAGCGTTGGATATACAAAATTAGGAAAGTTGTTACAAATTCATTTGCTACTCGCAGGCATGGTTTTTATGAAACTAAAAAAAGCAGACCAAAAACAATTTATTATCAATCAAGCTATGAGTTAAGAGCAGCAACAATACTTGACAACGATGAAGCTGTTGATTTTTATACTACTCAAGTTACAGCTTCTATTGACGGAAGGGAAAGAATTATTGATTTTCTCGTTACATACAAATCTGGCGTTGTTTCAATAATTGAAGTCAAACCAAGACTCAAAATAGAAGCATGTAAGCAACAAATTGAAGACAACAAGAAAATTGCTTGTGAAAACAGTTGGAGATTCCAGTTGTGGACAGAGAAAGAACTGGGATTTGATTCTGAATACAAAGCTGTTTGTTGGGCTGACATGTTTCTTTCAGAAATACAAGGAATTGATTATGTTGAAGAAAGAAGAGATCGTCACAATGAAAGTGTGAAAAAACATTACAAAAAACATATAGCTACAAAAACTGTAGAAGTCCCCTGTGTCTTCTGTAATGAGGTTCATATGGCTTTGAGGCTGACTTATGACAAGAACATAGCTAGGAATGGGCGATACATTTGTGAGCGTGAGGGAGGGCATATAGCTGGCAGCAAACCCAAATTGAGTTTGAGGAAAGATAACCCTTATTCATCTGATGGCAAGAAGGAATGTAATAAGTGTAAGGAAGTTAAATTATTTGAACAATTTAGTCCTGACAAGAGCAAGCGTGATGGATATTGTACAATGTGTAAGCCTTGTCGTTCTGAGAAGATGAAGGCTAGTTATGCGAAGAAGAAAGAGGCATGAAAATGTGGGGATATTATGGTAGTAAATCGAAGGTTGCGGGGAAATATCCTGTTCCACGTTATTCAAAAATAATAGAGCCATTTGCTGGTACTGCCCAATATTCCTTATTGTATTGGGATCGTGAAGTTCATTTGATTGAGAAGTATGAATTGTTGGTTAATTTGTGGAAGTGGTTGCAGAAATGTAGCAAGGAAGATATTTTATCGACAAGGCGTTTGAAGTTTGGTGAATCTACGGATAATTTTGAGTGGGATTGTCAGGAGAGAAAGGATTTGGTTGGTTTTATCATAACAGGAGCGCCATCTATGCCGAAGAAGACAGCATCGAGATGGAAAACAGTAGTTCGTCCTAATACACAAGATTATAAGTTACAGTATATTGCTGACAATTTGGAAAAGATCAGGCATTGGAAAATTGAGTTAGGTGATTATAGAGATGTTGAAAATTGTGAAGCGACATGGTTTATTGATCCGCCATATTATGTGGGTGGAAAATATTATAAGCATGGAAGCAAGTTGATTGATTATGATATTTTGGGTACATGGTGTAGGGATAGGATGGGTCAGGTGATTGTTTGTGAGTCAGATGGAGGAACTTGGTTGCCATTTGAACCTTTAACTGAATCGAGAGGCAACAAGAATGTTTACAAGGAATATATTTGGTTAAAGTGATTAAGAAGAAGAAAGAGGCTTGAAAAAAGAATAATTTTCACCAAATTGGCATAGTAAAATTACTAAATATTTGTTGATTTGTATAAATATATTGAATGTTTCATTATGTATAAAAATTAAATATTTTTTCAAGGAGATAAAATGGGAGCTACATCAGCCACAGGAGTCGGTAAGGGAGCAGCAGGTGTTACCCGTGGTCCCGGCAATAATCGCAATCAGTTTTCATCTTTGCTTGATCCACACATTGTTTTTCACGGAACTGCTTTCGCTGATGGTGGTAATGTACAGATTGATTTGCCATCAAGTGTTTACGATGTTCCTGAAAATTTGACTCTTCTTTGTTCAACACAGGCATTTCTTGCTGAGAAACTTCTAAACGGAGACAATATTTGCACTGGATTTAGAGTATATACTTACAAGAAAGCTGATTTGGATTATGTCATCATTAAGAGTCCAAGTGGAAAATTTACTCCACTTGATGATGTCAGCACAAACGATTGATTTCTATTTATAAAAAAAGGAGGCATAAATGGAAATTAAGATTGTTAAGAATGAAAAAAACGTCGAAATTATTCGTGCTGTGGAAAATAAAGGTGTAGCCACATTATCTTCGGATCAAAATTCTGGAGTTAGAATGGGCAAAATTTCCAACAAAGTTTTAGAGAGAATAGGTGGTCTTGAAACTTTTGTAAGGCGATTTAATAGACTGTATTCTAATACTAAATTAAAATTTACATTAGTTGATCCAGCGGCACCAGAAGTTGCACCAGAAGTTGCACCAGAAGTTGCACCAGAAGTTGCACCAGCGCAGGGTTGAATTTAATTGAGTGTAACTATAATAGGTTATGTTTTACTTTATTCTTCCTAATTGTTGCATAGCATTTAATGCCAAGGTTGCATCAACAGCCTTGGCATTTTCTATTGTACATAAGTATTATCCTGAAAGATTGGTAGATACTTTAGAGAGGCACAGAAAGAACACAGAGGGATTATCTGCTGAATTCATAAAAACATTACCTGAATCTATTCAAAAATCCATATACAATGATAAATGTGATTCTGTGGCATTTTGGCAGAGTGTATGTTTAACAAAACCAAATCCTAATCCTCCGATTCTTTTATTGGTAAGAGAGCCTGTTGACAGGTTTATATCTGCTGTTGCTCATTTGCAAATTGATCCAGAGGTAACAATAAGTGCTTTGGAGTCAAATGGAAAGATGGTTTTTCAAAAACTGCCAAGAAACGCTAGAAATGACACTCATTTGTTGCCGCAGCATATTTATAATGGTCCTGATACAAAGTTATACAAGTTTCCTGATGATTTAGAGAAACTTTGTCGTGATGCAAATCTTGATTGGCCATTGCCTAGAGTAAATGAAGGCAAGTATACTAAGCCTGTTTTGACAGAAGAGCAAATTAAAAGAGTAGAAGCATATTATGCTGAAGACATGAAAATTTGGAATTCAATTTAAGCCTTGTTGTTAGGATATTAGGTCTAGTTATTGCAAGAAGAACGGTTTGAAATAATAAAAATTATTTTTGTTTATATTCATAGATAGTTTGAGGTTTTATGAATAATAATTTTTATGAATCGAGTTATCTTCATTATTTGGCTGGTGTTATAAATGAGGATCAGTATCATGAGATATTAGGATTTAATCTTCTTTCTCGTCCTGATACAGACAAGGGTATTTTAGGTTTATATGATATTAATTTTGATAACAACATGATGCATATTGATCCTGTTCGTTCAAGGGATGGTCTTAGTCCAGAGCAAAGTCGTCTTGCTGGCAGGAGTCGTATAAAGACTACTTTGGAGCTTACAGACGATCAGTTGGATGATTTTGTTGATTCATTTGGCGATGACATTGCGAAGCATAAGTTGAAGGTTTATAAAAAACATAGTGTTAAATTTGACTATACGATTAGAGATGCCAAGTTAAAGCTTATTGGGGACAAGTTGCACATTGATGCTTTGAACATTCACAGTAGTTGTTTTGATTTTGCTTGTTTTATTGAGCTTTCTCCAGATCAGGTTTCTCAGATTAGAAGATAGTTATCATTTATTTTAATTTTTTATGATAATAAATAAATTATGGAAAATCCTAAGTGGACAATAGGAATTGTGAATTGGAAGTCAATTGAATTTATTGAATATCAGTTGAAGTATTTTCATTCATTTTCTGATGATTTTGAGTTTTTAGTTTGTGATAATGAGAGTGATATTGAGACTCCTAAGTTCAAAGAGCTTAAAGAAAAATATCCAAAATTAAAATTGATAAATAGATATTGGAGACACCCTTCATGGACTGCACATGGGATTGGTCTTAACGAATGCACGAAAATTGCATCTGGCAAATACATTTTGATTATGGACCCAGATTTTTTTTGGATGAAGAAAGATATACTTTCATTTTTTGAACACTATTTCGATCAAGGTTATCATGCTGTTGGGGCAGATTACATGTATATGAGAACAAGTTTCCCAATGATTTGGGGAGCAGCTTACATAACTGATGAAATTAAAGATTTAGATTTAATGACAAAAAACCCTCCATGCAAACCATGTAAAAGTTGGATTCATGATAGAGATTATGATACTGGTTGGCAGATTAGAATAAGACTTAGCAATAAACCATATTATTCATTTAGACAAATTCAAAATCAGGTTCCAAATTTAGGTAAATATAATAATGGACAATCAGAAACATATGTTTATGATACAAAAGTTATAGCTCACCATTTAAGAAGTGGAAGTCAAATAGAAGCAGATTATAATGAAGAGCAAGTTAAAGAAATAGTAGGCAGATACATAGAATGGATGTGGAATCAGTTATACGATTAATTTTAACTGAAATAAATTAATTTATATTGAAAATTAAATTGAGGATTTATGGAGAAATTAAAATGGACTATAGGAATAATAAATTTGAATTCTTTAGAATTTATTGAACATCAGTTAAAATATTTTCATGAATTTTGTAGTGATTTTGAGTTTATTATTTACGACAATGATAGTGTTAAAAAAAATACTTTTTTAGATGATATTAGTAAAAAATATAAAAATATAAGAGTAATTCAGACTCCTAATGTGTCTCATGGTCTGCATTCTCATGGACTAGGATTAAATGCATGTGTTCAAATGGCTCAAGGAAAATATATCTTATTGATGGACCCAGATTTTTTTTGGATTAAGAAAAATATACTTTCGCTTTTTGAACATTATTTCGATCAAGGCTGTCATGCCATCGGGACAGAAGATTGGAATCATTCTTTTCCGATGCCTTGGGGGGCCGCTTATATTACGGATGAGATTAGAGATTTAGATTTAAGATCAAAATGCCATCCTTGCGATAAATGTCACGCTTGGGTTTCTGATCTTGATCATGGCACTGGTTTTCAATTAAGAATAAGATTGAAAAATAAACCTCATCATGCATTCAAAAAAGTTTTGAATCAAATTCCCGATTTAGGGAAATTAAACAATACTGGATATTCACAAACATATGCTTATGATACAAAGGCTATTGCACATCATCTAAAAGGAGGAAGTCAAATAGAAGAGACTTATACTAAAGAACAGGTCGAAGAAATAAGAAGCAAATACACAGAATGGATGTGGAGTCAATTATATGATTAATTTTAATTTTATTTTTATTCCACTAAATTAGTTTATGTCGAACAAATGGACAATAGCTTTAGTTAACTGGAATTCTTTTGAATTCATTGAATATCATGCTAAATTTTTCCATTCATTTTGTGATGATTTTGAGTTTTTAGTTTGTGATAATACAAGTCCTTATCAGTCAGAAGAATTAGATGCTATTGCTGAAAAGTATGAAAAAGTAAAAATTATTTATCCTGATGGTGAAAACTTATCTCACGGAGGTGGAATCAATAATTGTTTGGGTAACGCATCAGGTAAATATATTTTGATTATGGACCCAGATTTTTTCTGGATGAAGAAGTCTATCTTAAAAATTTTTGAACATTATTTTGATCAGGGTTATCATGCGATTGGAACGGAATTTTGGGATCATCCATTTCCGATGCCTTGGGGAGCAGCATACTACACTGATGAAATTCGTGATTTAGATTGTACTGCCAGAGTTGAAAAATATTGTGATAAATGTAATAACAAGATTTTGGACAAGTGGTCTGATACTGGCTGGGAGATAAGAGTTAGGTTGCATAATCAGCCTCATTTTGGTTTTAGAAGAGTTATGTCTACATGTGTTCCTTATATGGGAAATCATTTTTATGCATTTAGGCCGATCAGCTTTGTATATGATGGTAATTTTATTGCTCATCATTTGATGAGGGGAGAATACAAGGACACAGATTGGCATAAGGATTTTGTTAATGATGAGATGATTTCTGCGAGAAAAAATTACATTGAATATTTCTGGAGTAATTTACAAGATTGAGGATTTATGGCTAGGTTAAAATGGACAATAGGAATAACGAATTGGGATTCTTTGGAATTCATACAATATCATGCAAAATATTTTCATGAATTTTGTAGTGATTTTGAATTTATTGTTTATGACAATGAGAACATTCAAGGAACTGCTTCTTTCGATGATATTCGCAAAAAATATAATAGAACGAGAATAATTCAGACTCCTAGTGTATCGCCGGGATGTCATGGACATGGTTTGGGATTGAATGCATGTGTTAAAATGGCTAAAGGAAAATATATTTTATTGATGGACCCAGACTTTTTTTGGATGAAGAAAGATATACTTTCGTTTTTTGAAAGTTATTTCAAGATGGGATATCATGCTATTGGCACAGAGTATTGGGGGAATACTTTCCCGATGCCTTGGGGTGCAGCTTATATTACTGATGAAATTAAAGATTTAGATTTGAGGGCTAAATCACATCCTTGCGATAAATGTAACAATTGGGTTTATGATCGTGATTATGACACTGGTTTTCAATTAAGAATAAGATTGAAGAATAAGCCATTCTTTTTCTTTAGAGAGTCTCAAAAAAGTTCAATTCCTGATTTGGGAAAATTAAATGACATGTATTCGCAAACATTTGTGTATGATGGGCATGATATTGCACATCACTTGAAGGGAGGTAGTCAACCAAAAGAAGGCCAGAATAGAGATGAACTGATTGCGATTAAAAAGAAATACACAGAATGGATGTGGAGTCAGTTATGGGAGTAAATTATTTGTGGTTCTTCTTCTTTGATTTTCCAGCATTTGGAGGAATCGGGAAAGCTTACTGGATAGCCCATTTTCCATTCTAAACTGATTCCAAGTTCATGTCTACCAAAGGCATAATGTGTCATGTTTTTATTCCAGCATTTTTCTTTGCTGGTGTGATAAATGTTTCTTGTCATGCTGTTTGTTCTTTTTTTAGTTCTTGTAGAAGATTAAAAAGTCTTTGTTGGAATTTACGCCAAAGTGTTGGTTTAGTTTTCCAATGCATCAAAGCCTCATAATCATTTCTGTTGATTATATTACTGGTCATATCGTAATTTCCAGTTCTAAGAAATTCTTCTAATACTGATATTATTGTAGATTTATATTGTTCGTCTGTGTCATAAAATCTAACTTTAATATCAGACAAGATGCCCATTCCATAAGCATCAAATTCTTCTGGTGATTTATAATAAGAAGACACATTTCCCTGTGAAAAAAATTGTTTTTTTTCTGATGTTTTTTTTGCCCTATTTTCAGGATTTATTATTTGTGGATTAAGTTTTGGGTCGATTGCATGTATTGTTTCGTGAGATAGTGCATTAACTATTGATGGTATTTTTCTTCCGTTAGTATTAATGAAAAAGTTTCTGTTATCTCTGAATACACTCAGAGATCTAACATTCATAACAATTTCATCTGTCTTTGGATTATAATATGCCACCACATTATTGTCCCCGTAGTCATGAAGATAAACTGGAACTGGTCTTCTTCCATCTTTTCTTTTAATTTCTCCGACAAGAACTTTTTTTATAAAAGTTCTTGTATACAAATCATATAAATCTTCTTCAACCTTAGACTTTGAAATGACTATTTTTAATATTTTATCAGCGATTAAATAAACATCCTCTTGTTGATCTTTATCAAGTTGCATGAACTTGCTTTCACTGATCATCCATTTTTTGAAATTTAACATAAATTATTTAGTTTGTTTATTTAATTATTTCCCAATGCCAAGAAAATGAATGTCTTTTTTCCCAATTAGATGAAGTAGGTCTAAACATAAACCATGAGCAATACCAACTCATTGACCATGAGTTGGATCTGCTGGCTAGTCTTAAATTAGACGTTGACTTGCCGGTAGACCAGCAGGGGCTCTCTGCTATATTTTTAGTAAATACTAGCATTTTCTTGCCTCTCTATAAATGTTTTTTGTTATGCTGTTTGTTCGCTTCTTTTCCAGTGAAGTGAAAATGAATGTCTCTTGGTCCAATGAAAAGAACAAGGTTTGAATATAGACCACGAACAATACCAACCCATGCTCCATAAATTGGATGCACTTGTCTGTCTTCTAAAATAAATAGAACTTGACCTGCCAGCAGACCAGCAGTAATTCTCTGATATACTTTTAATACACACGTTCATTTTATTTCCTATCTAAACAACTGCTTCTATAGCCGTCTTTCCAGTGAGCAGATCTATTTTCACCATTTACATTTGATACATGAAAATGCAAGAGACCATGATCAGATCGACATAATATGTCGAAACTAAAATTAGAAAAAGAAATAAATCCTGTGAAAGGAAAGCATGACGATAAATTATTTCTTTTGAGTATCATGACTTAAAGCTTCTCTGCCAGACTTTTGAATCGGGATTTTGCTGGTAGGTCCATTCGCACCCTGTTGCTTCGAGCATTACTACATGAGCAATGCTTTCCAATTCTGTCTGATAATGATTGGCATCATCATATCTTAAGGTTTCTTCGGCTTTTTCAAGAGCCTCATGTCGATCATTTGCAATCACATCTATTGTGTGTGTTTGGATTGACGTAATCTTAACAGTGTACTTCATATTGCTGCTCCTAGTTAAAGGTCGTTCCAA